TCAAAACTCAGTACTGTGATATTTAAAAGATACTGAGAAAAAGTCTTAAAATAGGCTCGATGTTAAAAGGCCTGTATTATTAAACTATTGATTTACTTAGAATTCGAGGGCGTCCTCTTCTTCAAACGCCGCTCTGCCATCGTCCAACAAGGTTCCTATGTCCGGGAACGCCATGTGACTTGTCAACTTCTCATACTTTCCACACTTATAGAGGAAGATCGCTCGCTCCTCAAAATAGATGTTCTTGGCTGGGGGAAGGTTGATTGATGTTAGCGCGGTGTTAATGCGGGAGTACCAGTCGTTATAATACGTCTTTCCATGATATACGGCAAAACGAAGCGAATTATCTATATTTTCATACAGACATTCCTCTTCAGTTTTGTAAGACGTCTTCCTATACCAGTTCACCAGCTCATGGATTGTTTCATGAGCCATCATTGGCACATACAGATCATCATGTTCTTCATCCTTACGGAACGAACGTTTCAGAAATGTTGCCTCCAAGAGGGGAACATAGGGAGGAGGAGTAAGAGATTTGTCGGGATCAGTGAACTTCAGTCCATATTCAGCTAAAACTGCTTGGATGTATTGGAAGTTGAAGCCTAAGTAAAGGACTTCATCTGAGACAGATAACAAAATATCGTCTCCATACACTGACATACGTGTGAGATCATCAAATCGGCTCAACCATTCAAACCGCTTGTAGTGGAAACAAAATGTGTACCAACACAAGAGAATGTACTTACGGTTTACTTTGTTATTAATGTAAACCGTTAGGTTATTACCAGATGTATTACCACCTGATTTGATGAAAACATTACGACCGACTAATAAAGTAGTTGACCAAACTTCACTTCCACACACATATAGTGCATTTCGGAATTGTTCGGGTGTTATTGTTATTTCGATCTCATTTCCGTCAATGTCAAAAGTTGGAATACTATAATCACGGCCCTTATTGTTGTGATCGCACCAATCGGCAATTTCTTCGAACACTGAGACAGTGAACGGAACTGATAATTGACCGTCAAAGTCAGAGTGATCTCCGGCGATGACGTTCTCACCAACCTCAAGATGTTTTCGAATGAGTTTGGTAGTATCATATGATGCCATATCGATGCCAACACGAGAATAAGAATTCTCCGCTAAAACCGCCTGATGTACTGCTGCGACCCAATGAATGGAAAAAATCCGGGCCACAATCTGAAAATCAATAGGACCAGCTGTAAACAGCCTCGTCTCTCCATTTTCGCACTTTCCAGTTGATCGAAGTTCATCTTTCAACTGTCCAGACCATGGGGACGGATATGATTCGCGTCGGAGCCAGTGCTCAATACGTTCGCGAATTGCGGTCTTCAACATCGGTTCCTGTATGAACCAATGCTGTTCGTCGTGGTTATTAATATAATAAGTTTTCCCTGGCATTTGTTGGATAAATTTATTCCAGGGATAGCCCGATGATGATGACAAATTCATCGGACCATATAAGACATTATTAGTGTCCTCTTCTGGACGTCCTTGTAAGACAAGGGGCCAGGTAACAATGCCCACATCCTCGTTAGTAGGAGGCATATTAACAATGTCGTACAATGAATCACTTTCATGAATCAAGTCGACAAAACGCGGATTTATATCGCGAGCCTTAATGGCAAATTTGTTAAAAGCCATCTCAAGAGGAGAAAACTCTCCTTTGAGTCGAGGATCAAAAGCCGACAATGGGGCTGGTTCTTTCTTGTGTTGTTCTACAAGATCGAATAATTTAGTCGGTCTTAACTTAGTCAGGGTGCTTTGGTGCGGACCATCAGAGGCAACCCCTAAAAACATTTGCTCTCCAGAAATGCAGATCGTCGGGATCTCTTCCTTCTCATACGGAAATATAGAAAGATATTTTGAGCATTCCTCTCCAACAGTGACTTCTTCTCTTTCGATTGTTTCGTCACCTTCAGTGGAACCGGGGAGTGATACAAACGGATAGCTATCTAAGTTTTCCAATTGCCGCAAAGGA